TGCTGATCGTCGCCTCATTAGTCTGGGTCTCAAGGGTGTATTCAAAGTTAAAAAGAATCCGCTTCCATGGGTTGAAGAGATGATCAATGCACCAACACACACAAACTTTTTTGAAAATCGTGCAACTGATTATTCAAAAGGTGCATTATCGGGTAATTGGGAAAATGTGTGGGGTAAAGCCGCATAATACTAAATATAAAGTCTGATTGTCTTCGGCGATTGGACTATTAAAAAAAATTCCAAATTGTGACGGATCCGTTACAGCAGAATAATTTTAGTAGTCTAACTCAAAGGAGATAAAATGAAGAATTTTTTAGTATCATTATTGTTATTTACAGGAGTCGCATCCGCAGCAGAATTAACTGGAGCCGGTGCGACTTTTCCATTTCCAATCTATGCTAAGTGGGCAGAAGCATACAAGGCTGCCACAGGCATTGGTCTAAACTATCAATCAATCGGTTCAGGCGGTGGTATCCGTCAAATCAAAGCCAAGACGGTTGACTTTGGTGCAAGTGATATGCCACTCAAGAAAGAAGAACTAGACAAAGAAGGTCTTGTACAATTTCCAGCAATCATTGGTGGTGTTGTACCAGTTTATAATCTTGATGGCATTGATGCAGGTAAACTAAAGTTGACACCAGATGTAATTGCAAATATTCATCTTGGTAAAATTACCAAATGGAATGATAAAGCAATTGCTGATTTAAATCCTGGTGTAAATTTACCTGCTATGAATATTACAGTTATTCATCGTGCAGATGGTTCAGGTACTACATTTATTTGGACTAATTTTCTAAGCAAATCAAATGCAGACTTTCAAAAGGCAGTAGGTGAAGGTACAGCAGTGAAGTGGCCAGTTGGTGTGGGTGGTAAAGGTAACGAAGGTGTAGCAGCACAAGTACAACGTATCAAAGGTGCATTTGGTTATGTTGAGTATGCATTTGCAAAGAGAAACAAGATTGCATTTGCATCAGTAAAGAATCGTGATGGTAACTTTGTATTACCGGATGATACAACATTTAAAGCAGCCGCAGCCAATGCAGATTGGGCTAATGCACCAGGAATGTATTTGTTACTCACATGGCAAACAGGTAAAGATGCTTGGCCAGCAACAGGCGCAAGTTTCATTCTCATGCACAAGCAACAAGCAGACGCATTAACAGGTCGTGCAGTTCTTAAATTCTTTGACTGGGCATATAAGAACGGCGGTCAAATGTCAACAGAGTTGGAATATGTTCACATGCCAGCCGATGTAATTAAACTCGTACAGGAAAACTGGAAGAAAGACTTCCGTGGTCCAGACAACAACCCAATTTGGAAATAAGGATATATCATGAAACTATTTAAAAAACTTTCTATCGTAGTTGCACTAGCAGCAGTAATTCCTGCATATGCTGATGAGTATAAAGACACATTGAATATTCTCAGAGAGAAAAATGTAATCACTCAAAAAGAATATGAATCAAAACTCAAAGCATATGAAGAAAGAGAAGAAAACAAAAAGTTTGCAGAACAGCGAATTGACAAAGACGTTAGCGATTCAGTCAAACTACACGCCAGATTATGGTGTCGGTCAAACCACAGATTCGTACCAAAACATAGCAGAGATGCGCCGTGGTAGATTTGGTGTTCGTGGTCAGTTTGCTAAAGATTTTAAGTATCAATTATTAGCAAACTTTGGTGCAAGCGATGGGTTTAGTTCTACATCATCAACAGCAGATGAAATGTGGGTAAACTATGCAGCAAATCCAGAGATGCAATTTCAATTTGGTTTGTTTAAAATGCCATTCAGTCTTGAACAATTGACTAGCTCAAACAATTTAGATTTTATGGAACGTAGCTTGATTGGTCAGAATGATTCAGAATTAATTCCTGCAAAAGAAACGGGTTTCATGTTACACGGTGTACCAAAGCCTGGCCTTACATATGCCATAGCGGCAAGTAGAGGCAAAGCCAATAAGAACGCAGAGTTCGACGGTTTTGATTATATTGGTCGTGTAACCACTAACATTGCTGAACTAACAGGCAGCAAAGCATACACTGCACACTTAGGTGCGGCTTATAGCACAGGTGAAATTAAAGGTGGTGTTATACCAGTTAGTGGTAGAACAGAATCACGTATGCAGTCCGCTTGGTTTACTGGTTCAGCGTTGAGTGGTGACACTATAAGAACACGCCAAGGATTAGAAGCAGCATTTGCGTATGAAGGTTTCAAAGTTCAGGGTGAGCAGTTCAACTTCAAATACGATCCACTAACCGGCAACAATCAAGAAATCAAAGGTTATTATGTTCAAGCGGTGTATAATTTGACTGGTGAATCACATGCATATAAAGATGGTGCGTTTGGTTGGATTAAACCAAACAATCCTATTGATAAGGGTGGCAAGGGTGCATGGCAAGTTGGTGTTCGTATGAGTGAGTTTGATGCAAGCACAATCACAGTGGCAACAGGTAAATCAAATCGTGCTACTGCTATGACATACGGTCTAACTTGGTTTTGCACTGACAACTTGAGATTTATGGTAAACTATGTTGATACTAAGTTTGATGCACTTGTCGGCAGTTCTGGTAGTCGTGTAAATGGTGAGAAAGCGATCATGCTTAGAAGTCAATTAAGTTTCTAAAATAGAAAAATCGGTCACAACGATCAGGTGACGCTGGAGCCGTAACCAGTAATTTAATTTATTCTCTAAATAGGTGTTTCGGAGGGTATCATGAAATACCTATGTTCTTTTATACTTGCTGTTTTTTTGGCGATTTCGTCACATGCAGCACAGCCAGAGTTTCTACTCAACATCACAGCAGATGATGTAATCATACACAATCAAAACGACTGGTATTTTGTAGCCAAGTCGGACGGACACGATATATACATTGAGAAAAGCATGATTGGTGCAGAAAATGAGATTGTTAAATTTCATGCATTTGTACCATATCACGAACCACATTACATGTATGGCGTAGATGTTCCTGCGACTGCATTATATGTTTATGGTTCATTGCATTGTGGTAAACAAAAGTTAATGCTTCTCATGGATTTGTATGTTGATGCGAACAATAAAGTAATTTTCCGTAATTCATATGAGGTTAATTCACACATTGTTTCACTCAATGTACCTAATACCACACGTTTTGACATTTTAAATCTTGTTTGTAAGGAATCAATATGAAAAAATTATTATTTGCATTACTGTTAGTGCCATCACTGGCTCTGGCACAGAAAGCACCACAAGGTGTAACATATGATGCACAAATCGTTCGTGTAAATGATGGTGATACTGTGGTCATTTCTGCACCATTTTTACCAGCACCATTGAAGCCTGAACTTGCCGTTAGAATTTATGGAGTAGATACACCAGAGAAAGGCTTTCGTGCCCAATGCCCACAAGAAGATGAAAGAGGAAAAGCCGCTACTAAATTTACAACCAACGCCGTTGCTAAATCAACTAAGCGTCAAGTCACTCTCTATGGGTGGGATAAATTTGGTGGTCGTGTATTGGGTGATATCGTTTTAGATGGTCAGAGTCTTCGTTCAATGTTAATTCAAAATGGCTTTGCACGTGAATACTACGGTGAGGCAAAACAATCTTGGTGTAATTAAATGATTAGGATCAATCACCAGTGTTCGGCATGTAGTTCTGAATTCAGCATTTCTTATAATGAATTGGAAACCGAAACTGACCCTTTGTACTGTAGTTTTTGTGGCGAATATCTTTTACTTGATCAAGAAGATTTTGATGAAGATGAAGATGATGAACCTCTATGACATGGTATTGCGATGGTGTGCCGTTTGAAGAAGACGGCACACATTTTGGTTTTGTCTACCTGATAGAGAATCTTATTACAGGAAGAAAATATATTGGACGCAAATACTTTACATGCGCTGGCTACAAGCAAGTCAACGGCAAGAAAAAAAAGATACGAAAAACTTCAGACTGGGAAACCTATTGGGGTTCCAATGAAACACTTAAAAGAGAAGTTGCCGAATTAGGCGAACATAATTTCCGCAGGACTATTCTACACCTCTGCAAATCAAAGTCCGAATGCTCCTACTTTGAAACCTATGAAATATTCAGTAGACATGCTTTACTGGATAGTGTATACTATAATGATTGGGTCTCAGCAAAAGTTAGACGGGCACAT